AGCGATGCCGCGCATGACCCGAGGTCGACGCGCGCTGCTTCGGATCCTCGAGCGGACCCGCGCGTACCACGTCGCGGCGCGGTGCCGGATCTCCGAAGCGACGGTTTCGAGATGGCGAAGCGGCGAGAAGTCCCCCGGACCGAAAGCGAGGCTAGCTCTTCGAGACAACTACGGGATCGACCCGAAGGAGTGGGACGAGTCCCCCGGTGCGTGAGTCGGGGGACCGTCGATCTTGCCCGCGCCGGGTTTCGTTTCGTGGATCGAGTGTGCCCGTGAGCCTCGTCGCTCGTCTCCGCGCACTGCTCGGCCTCTCGGCCTACGCGCTGCCGTTCGGGAACGAGCCCTCGCTCGACGACGAGGCCGTCGAATTGCTACGACGCACGCACGGCGGGCAGCTGCAGCCGCTCACGACGGGCCGGACGCGGTGGTACCTCGCCGACATCGAGACGGCGGAGCACGCGGCCGACGCCGGGGATCTCTCCCACGCCGCCCAGCTCATGCGCGCAGCGCGGAAGGATGGCGTCTACGCGGGCGTGCTCTCGACACGGACCGACGGGCTCGTGCGCTTGCCGAAGCGGTTCCGCGGCAAGGCCGAGGTCGTCGAGGCGCTCGAGCTCGGTCACGACCAGACCCGGAGCGTCTTCGACGAGATGTTCCCGCCGGCCGAGCTCGCGCTGATGGCGGCAGACGGGATCGAGCTCGGCGTCTCGGTCGGCGAGCTGGTTCCCGTCGAGGGCCGCGACCACCCCGTTCTCGTGCGGCTCTCGCCGGAGTTCCTGCACTACCGGTGGAGCGAGAACCGCTGGTACTTCCGCTCGATCGCAGGGATGATCCCGATCACGCCGGGCGATGGCCGGTGGATCCTGCACGTGCCTGGTGGCCGGATGACGCCATGGCAGAGCGGGCTCTGGCGCGCGGTCGGCCGCGCGTATGTGCGCAAGGAGCACGCGGCGCTTCACCGCGACAACTGGGAAGCGAAGCTCGCGAATCCGGCGCGCGTTGCCTTCTCGCCGCAGGGCGCCGGCGAGGCCCAGAAGCAGGGCTGGTTTCAGCGCGTGATGGCTTGGGGAGTCAACACCGTCTTTGGTCTCACGCCCGGCTACGACGTGAAGCTCCTCGAGAGCAACGGCCGCGGGGCCGACAGCTTCCGGCTCACGATCGCGGAGCAGAACGACGAGTTCAAGATGGCCGTCGCCGGTCAGCTCGTCACGAGCGACGGCGGCGCGGGCTTCCAGAACTCGGACATCCACAAGTCGATCCGTGCGGACCTGATCAAGAGCACGGCGGACGCGCTCGCGTACACGCTCAACACGCAGGGGATCCCGCCCTACGTGCTCGCGCGGTGGGGCGAAGACGCGCTCGCCGAGAGCGCGATCGTCGAGTGGGACGTGACGCCTCCGAAGGACCGCAACAGCGAGGGCAGGTCCCTCGTCACGGCGGCGACGGCGATCACGACGCTGACCGAGGCGTTCGCGCGGCACGGGCTCGCCGTCGATGCCGAGGAGCTGGCGTCGCGATTCGGCGTGCCGCTCTCGAAGGGCAAGCCGGCCCCCGTGGCCGAGCCTGCCACCGAGGCAGCGCTGGCGGTGGTGGTGGGCGACACCGCGCGACCCCGAGGGCCGCGACGGTCGCCCACGTACGAAGACCGCGAAGATCCCCGGGCGCGGCGCCAGGCAATGCGGCCCACCGCGGAGGCCGCGTGATCCGACCGACGCGATCCCAGCGCTTCGCCCCGCGTGAGCAGTGCGCGATCGCGCCGGCGGCGTTCGGGCTCCTTTTCGAGCTCGCGGAGCCGGAGGCCTGCGAGACGCGCGACGGCGTCGCGATCGTCCGCATCCACGGGCCGCTGATGCGGTCGGGCGGGTGGTGGTTCGATTCGTACGAGGACATCCTCTCGCGCGTCTCCGCCGCGCTCGCCACGAAGCCGAAGGCGGTCATGCTCGCGATCGACTCCCCCGGTGGCGTGGTCGCGGGCTGCTTCGAGACCGCTCGCGAGCTCCGAGCGATGGCCGCGAAGGCAGAGGTCCCGCTCGTCGCGTTCACGGACGGACAGACGGCGAGCGCGGCGTACGCGCTCGCGACCGCGGCGGGACGGATCTTCACGACGCCCTCGTCGACGCTCGGCTCGATCGGCGTGATCGATGCGCTCTGTGACGTAACCGCGATGGACGAGCAGCTCGGGATCCGCTTCGAGTTCGTCACGTCGGGCGCGCGCAAGGCCGACGGCCAGCCGCACGTGAAGATCGCGCCCGAGGCCGTGAAGGCGACGCAGACACGCGTCGACGAGCTGGCCGCGCAGTTCTTCGAGCTCGTGGCAGAGCACCGGCCGCTCACCGCCCAGGCGGCGAAGGACCTCGAGGCAGCCCTCGTGCATGGCGGGCAGGCGGTGCGCCTGCGACTCGCCGACGAGCTCGTGCAGACATTCGACCAAGCGCTCGCCGTCGCGAGCGGAGGAGAGACCGCGATGGATCCGAAGAGCAACCCCAAGGCCGGCTCCGACTACGAGGACGGCGTCGCGAAGCTCCGCAAGGCGGCCGAGGGCGACGACGAGGAGGCCAAGAAGGCCAAGAAGATGCTCGCCGCGATGGACGAGGACGAAGAGAAGTCCGAGTCCGACGACGACGAGGAGAAGGACGACAAGGAAGAGTCGAAGTCCGAGTCCGACGACGAGGACGACAAGGAAGAGTCGAAGAGCGCCGCCGCGGACGCACGCAAAGCAGCGGCCGACGCGCGCGCGGCAACGACCGAGCTCGAGCGCGCGCAGCTCCTCGCCACGCGGCCCGACCTCACGAGCGAGCAGCGCGCGGCGTTCGCAACGACGCCGATCGCCAACCTCCGCGCGATCCTCCCGACGATCCCCAAGGCCGCCGTGCCGAAGCCGGCCGCGGCGGTGACGCCGGCGGCGACGCGCGGCGAGGGCCAAGACGACGGCGGCACCTCTCGCCTCCCGCCCGCCGAGAAGCGCGCCCTCGACGAGCAGATGGGGCTCGTCGCGACGCAACCCGGCGTCAAGAACGAAGCGAACAAGCTGATCCTCGGCGCGCCGCTGCCGCTGACCGAGAAGAAGGGAGCCTGACGCCATGGCCGAGCGAATCGCACGAATGGAGGAGTGGGGGTACGCGGAGTACGTCCTCACGAACGCGACAGTCGCCGAGAAGGGCAAGCTCGCGTGCTGGGACGTCAGCACGAACAGCGAGGTCAAGCCCGGCGCGGTCGACACGGACCTGATTCCGATCGGCGTCTTCGACGAGACGAAGACCGGCAACGGGACGCTCAAGGTCCGGGTGAGGCTCTTTCACCCGCTCCGACTCTTCTGGTGGACGAACGACGGCACGAACCCCGTCACCGTCAACGACGTCGGATCGGACTGCTTCATCGTGAACGACACGACCGTCTCGATCCTGTCCACCGGGCGATCGAAGGCGGGCAAGGTCTTCGCCGTCGACACCGTCAAGGGCGTGCTCGTCGGGCACCCGCTGCCCTACGGCGTCTCCACGGTCTGATCTGATCAACCCACAGCCCAGCAAGCAAAGGGACAACGACAATGCCGCAGATCACACCGTCCTTCCTGTTCGACCTCGAGTCGAACATGAGGCTCATCTCCGCGCAGGAGTACCAGCGCCTGCTCTCGAACCTGTGGTGGATGCGCATCGCGAAGCGGATGCCGAGTCAGGCGAAGAAGGAGCGCATCAACTGGCTTCTCGACTCGGCGCGCATCCAGCGCACGATCAAGGGCGGCGGACAGGTGCCCTTCGAGGACATCGTCGCGCTGACGACCGAGTACGAGAACGAGAACGCGGCCGCGGGCCTCAAGGTCAAGAAGGAGCAGCTCGAAGACCTCGACGGCAACGGCGTGCAGCTCGCAACGCACTGGTCGCGGCAGATGGGCGCGTATGCGGCTTACTGGCCGCAGAAGATGGTCGCCGCGGCGATCCGCGCCAACCCCGTCGGCTACGACGGCGTCACGTTCTTCCACGCCGCCTCGCACCCGGTGAATCCCTTCGATCCCGCTGCAGGCAACTACGCGAACCGCTTCACCGGCGCAGCCTCGGGCATCTACCCCGGCGCCGTGCCGATCGG